ATCTTTGCAACTGAGACTATTGGTTGTGAGGGTCGCTCACAATACTATGAAACATCTGGTGCAGTTCGCGACATGCTCCAAAATCATATGCTCCAAGTTCTTGCTTTGGTAGCAATGGAAGCACCCTGTCGTATGAATGCCAGGGAATTAAGACGCGAGAAGACAAAAGTCTTAGCCGCGACTAGACTAGGTACAGATGTAATTCTTGGACAATACGATGGCTACCGTAGTGAAGAGGGCGTTGATCCTCATAGTAGTACTCCTACCTCCGTCGCTGGCACTCTATATGTCGATAACTGGCGTTGGGAAGGAGTTCCTTTTCGCTTCATGACAGGCAAGAAAATGCCATATCAGTGCGTTGAAGTTGTTATCAAACTGAAAGCACCTCCTCTACATCTTTATCAAGGTGAGGTCAATGATCGTATTGTCATGCGTTTGCAACCACATGCACACCTTGACATTATGATGGACATCAAAACTCCTGGAATGAGTGAAGGCGTTGAACCAGCAACACTTACCCATCGCTATCCAGATTGGTTAGGTGTAGATGGTTATGAAAAACTTCTGTATGATGCTATTAATGGTGATCAATCACACTTTGTTCATTCTGAGGAAGTATTAGAATCCTGGAGGATCGTAGATGATCTTCTATGTGAGGGAGATTTTTGCCCAATTCGTACTGTTCCTTACATCTATAAAGGCGGATGGGGACCTGAACATAAAGTCAGACAAATTACCAAATGGGATTATCCAGCCTAATGGAAAAGAACGAAAAGAGGGAGTTCTATAAAGGACTCAACGAGCGCATCAAACAACTTAGAATGGAACATTTGTTTGAGGAACCTTGTCCTCTTTATGAACCAGAGTGGGAAGAAGATCATTACTGGGATTGTCGATTGACCTACGATTACGAAGAAGAATGAATCATGTTCAACTGTTTGTTAGATCTGTAATGCAGACCCCTTGGTGCCTTGGCGTCATGGGGTTCTTTCTTGTATTTGTTCCTATCATAGGTATGCACCTTGTCCATAAATATGGGTGGGAACATTGGGAACCGTTCGGTAAAAAACATGTACAGGGAGGAGCACCTGAACATAAAGAATGAAGAGTGCAATAAACTTTGGCACCGATGGTATGGACTGTTCTTAAAAAAGCATTAGGCGCACAGGACGCGAGAAAAGAATGGTGTCAATGCGCTGATGAACTAGGAGAGATGATACATCTAGAGGCAACAACCAACCCTAGATATAAAGACATGAAGAATTCTTGGAATGATGAGTGATTTCTTTGATAAAGGATATAGTATTACAAAAAATATATTGACGGAAGAAGAGTGCATCTCTTTATTCAAACAAATATTATATGATTGGCAGACTGGAGATTCCTTTAGTAATATACATTCATCTGATTTTAGAATACACTGTCCAGTTCAAATTACAGATCTCACAAAAACGATAGTTCAGAGAGTAGTAGAAACTCATAAAGACATACTCAAAGATTTTTTTGATGATGTTGACCCTTGGTTAGTTGAATTAAGTTCCATTTGTGTTTTTCCGAATGCTGAGAGTCAGCATCTTCATCAAGATCAATCTGACCCAGATGGAAAATTAGTCACTTTCTTTATAAATTTATTAGATGTTGAAGACAATATTGGTCCTCTATTGATAGGCAATACTCCTATGAGTTTACCTCAAGGATCTTGCGTCATGATGAACAGTTTAACTGAACATGCTGGTGATTCTAATTCAACTCACTCAAATGTGAGACCAGTATTTTATTTCTCTATTGGTGATCCAGACCTAGTTGGTCCTACATATAGCATAGCATCGATTTATAAAAAGAAAGTTAGGTTTACTTTCAAATGAATCTATTATTAAGACCACTAAATGATGTCAACGATGTTACCTGGAGCATAGTCATTAGTTTACTGATATTGCTGGCAGGTGTAGGGTATTACATATATACAATTATGAAGCTGGCATTTGAAGAGCTAGAAGATGAGTCAAAATGAGATCTATCTAGGTAATCCTAATCTTAAAAAGGCAAATACTCCTGTAGAATTTTCCAAAGAAAATGTTGAGGAGTATTTGAGATGTAAGAATGATCCAGTATATTTCGCAAAAAACTATGTAAAGATCGTCTCTCTGGATGAAGGTCTTGTTCCGTTCAATATGTACGACTTCCAAGAGAAGTTGATTCGGAACTTCCACGAGCAACGATTTAATATCTGTAAGATGCCACGACAGACTGGTAAGTCTACTACATGTGTGGCATTCCTTTTACATTATGCTGTTTTTAATGACAGCGTTAATATTGGTATCCTAGCAAACAAAGCAGCAACTGCTAGAGAATTGTTGGGACGCTTACAAACGGCTTACGAAAACTTGCCCAAATGGATGCAACAGGGTATACTATCCTGGAATAAAGGTTCTATGGAGCTAGAGAATGGCAGTAAGATACTGGCAGCTTCTACATCTGCATCTGCTGTCCGAGGCATGTCGTTTAATATCATCTTCCTCGACGAGTTCGCCTTTGTCCCTAATCACATCGCGGAAGCATTCTTTAGCTCTGTTTATCCTACTATTACTTCAGGTAAATCGACAAAAGTAATTATGGTTTCAACGCCTCACGGCATGAACCATTTTTATAGGTATTGGCACGACGCACAAAGAGGAAAGAACGAATATACCGCCACAGAAGTTCATTGGTCTGAGGTCCCTGGTAGGGATGCTGAATGGAAAGCACAGACTATTGCCAACACATCTGAGCAACAGTTCAAAGTTGAGTTCGAGTGCGAATTCCTTGGATCTGTCGATACTCTGATCAGTGTTGCTAAGTTACGCAATCTTGTTTTTGATGATCCAATACAAAACAATGGAAAGGGACTCGTGGTATATGAAGAACCAAAGAAGGATCGTGACTATATTATAACTGTTGACACGGCGCGTGGCATAGACCATGATTACTCTGCCTTTGTTATTTTTGATATTTCAGAGTTCCCGTACAAGACGGTAGCAAGATATAAGAATAATGAAATTAAACCAATGCTGTTTCCAAATATTATTTTGGAAATGGCGAATGCATATAACCAAGCCTATGTATTAGTTGAGGTCAACGATATTGGTGAACAGGTTGCGACAATTTTACAATACGATCTAGAATATGAAAATATGTTGATGTGTGCCATGCGAGGCAGAGCAGGTCAACAAGTTGGTACAGGATTTAGTGGTAAGAAAACTCAAATGGGTGTGAGGATGACTGCTGCTGTCAAGAAGACAGGGTGCTCTAACCTCAAGGCACTTGTAGAGGAAGATAAACTAGTCACTAGTGATTATGATATCATTGCAGAACTGACGACATTTGTTCAAAAGAAACAATCGTGGGAAGCAGAAGATGGATGCCACGATGACTTAGCAATGTGTCTTGTCATTTTTGCCTGGTTGGTTGCACAAGATTATTTCCGAGAGATGACGGACAATGATGTCCGTAAAAGAATCTACGAGGATCAGAAAGAACAGATTGAACAAGACATGGCACCATTTGGATTTATCTCCGATGGTTTAGATGACGAGGGTTTCGTAGACAGTGAGGGTGCAAAGTGGACTGTCGATAAAGAAGCAACTGCAACTTATGGAGACATGTCATATATGTGGGAGTACTATTAATGGACTTGGGTGATGAGTTCGATCTAGAGCATTTTGTCTTCACAGAGAGGATGTGTAGAGTTTGTCGCAAGACAAAAGAACTTACCTCAGACTTCTATAAGACTAGAAAAGGAGATGGACCATCATCATATTCGTATGAGTGTAAGGAGTGTACTAAGAAAAGAGTAACTATAAGTAGGATGACAAATAAGGTATTAGATAAGTGGGAATATCCAGACTGGTAGGTTGTTCGTGCATTGTTTCCCCGCTCAAAAAGGTCCAAACTCTAAATATTAGTAGACAATTTTGGATTCTATTGGGAGTTAAAGATGCCGCTCAACTTAGCATCTCCTGGAATTGTAGTCAAGGAAGTTGACCTTACGCAAGGTAGAGTAGATCCTACTTCTACCAAGGCTGGTGGTCTGGTTGCTCCCTTTGCTAGAGGTCCAGTAGAGAAACCCACACTTATCGAAACCGAAGCGGATCTCCTTGAGACCTTCGGCGCACCATACAAAGATAACAACCACTACGAATATTGGTTGACCGCTTCATCTTATCTGTCATACGGTGGTGTTCTCCGTGTCGTCAGATCTAACAATTCTGGTCTCAGAAATTCTTTTGTTGGTAGCGCAAGCAGCGTTACTATCAAGAGTGTTGATGATTATGTCAACAAAGGATATGCAGAAAACACGATCAGTGGCGTAGTTGCTGCTGCTAGAGATCCTGGTTCCTGGGCAGACGGAATTAAACTTGCCGTCCTCGATGGTCTTGCTGATCAAATCATCACTGGTATCGATACCACCGCAGTTCTCGGTTTCTCCTCTACTGCTAATGGTGGTCTTGCTGCTGTTGCTGGTTACGAACTCGGTATTTCTGACCTTGACCTTAGCGTAGGTCTTGGTGTTACTCAAGCAATTCCTGCTGGTACAGTTGTCGCAGGTGCTGGTTCCACTTCTCTGCTCGATGGTTACCTGAAGGGCGTTATCACCGAAATTGGTACTAATCAACTTTCTGTTAAAGTAGTATCTCATATCAGTGCTGCTGGTACTGAGACCTCTGTTGAATACACCCCTGGTGGTGTTTATGAGTTCCAGAACAGTGGTAACTTCAGCATCCATGTTCAGGGTGGCATTGGTTCCGAGGCTGGTAGATTTGGTTGGGAAGCAAGCACCGTATCTTACGGTTCTAGTTTCGCACAAACTGATTTCCTCACCGCTCTGACTGGTGCTGGTATCACTACTGGTGATGCTCGCTATGTTGCTGCTCAAGCATACACTGGTGTTGTTGCTTACACTGGAGCAACCGACTGGTTCGACAATCAAACAATCACCCTGAGTAATGGTTCTACCATCGCTTGGAACTCTCTTGCCGATAGACCTGGAACATCTTCCTACGCTGCCGCAAGAAACGCAAGAAACGATGAGGTCCATGTTGCCCTCATTGACGATGCTGGTAAAATTACTGGCAATGCTGGAACACTTCTTGAGAAGTATATCTCTGCTTCCAAGGCAAAAGATGCTGTCTACTCTGCAGGTTCCGCTTCTTACTGGCGTAAACTGATGGAAGTTGCTAGCACCTATGCTTATGGTGGTGGTGCTCCTGCTGGTGTAGTAACAGTAGATCTGGATGCAGACTTTGATCCTAAAACGGATGTTGCATGGGATCAAGATGCCGAGGATGTTTCCTTTGCTGCTATCGGTAACTATCAGGCATCTTTTGCTGGTGGTAAAAATTATGGTGGTGCAGCTGGTATTGCTTCTACCGATGCTCTGAAAGTAAGCGTTGGTGATCTGTCTAGTGGTTACGATCTCCTTGCTAACAAGGATGCATACGAACTGGACTTCCTCATCATGGGTTCTGCTGCTCACGGTAGAGAGGAATCACAAGCACTCGCAAACAAACTTATCGCAGTTGCAGAACTGAGAAAGGATTGTGTTGCTTGCATCT